GCTTGAGGGCGGTCTTGATGCCCTCAAACTGGACGGTGGGTACATCAGAACGGGACGTCATCGCTTACGTCGCCCGAACCGCCGGTGTTGCGCGGGATGGCAATCTTCAACGTCTGATACCGGTTGCCGGACTTGGCGATCTTAGACCAGCCAGCAATGTCCAGCACCACGTCTTTGCCCTCTTTCGAGCGGTCAATGATGTAGTCCAACACATCGCCATCAAGATAGATGAATCCGGATGCCGTGGGCTGTTTGCCCTCGACCTTTTGACGGGCGAACATCGTGCCGGTGTTGGGGTAGTCCTTGTTAATTTCCGGCGCTTTATATTGCTTGTCAGTCATTTCAGTTCTCCTGCACGAGTTTTAAAGGTGGCTTCCAGCATTTCATACATCGGCTTGCTGAAAGTTTGAACGCGAGACAACGCCGATTTGTTGCTCTTCCAAAAGTCACGCAATCCATCGCGTGACGAGATGGCGGGGATGAACTCATTGCACATTGCAACAATGAAGTCCACTGCTTCTGCTTCTCCAGTAATGGTCTCAGGCACGGTGATCTCCGAGGTCTCATCAACAGGCGCTGCCTTTGCTGCAACAGCAGCGGTAACCACAGCAACGGTTTGCTTGACTTCTTCGGCAGTCATTGTTTGCACCGCGATGTTGTCACCATCTGTCGGCAAGTCTTCGCCAGCGTAGATGTACAGACCAAGACCGTGCAAGGCGATAGCCTTAGCCAAGCAACGCTGCATTGTTACGTTGACCTGAAACGCATCCGGGTTGGCGATGGCTTTGTTGCGGTGATCCATCACCGGAAGCTGCGCTTTACGGGTGCGGCCAAAGGCCGTGACAGAACAGAACACCATGAGGGTGTCATTGCCGCAAGGCTCGGGCTTGGTGAATTCCCATGACGCATTCTCGTCCAAGCGCAACAGGCAATCGACCGCCCAAGCCCATGACAGATACGACAGGTTCTGCTTCTTCTCAACGTGTTCATTTACGTTGATTGCCGCGATGTCAGAATACTTCATTCTCTTCCTTCCATTGAGTACAGAATTGAGCGACTTGGCAGAAGTTCGCACAGCGAATCGCTTGTGCTGGACGTTCTTCTATGGTCACATCCTTTTGCTCTGCGGCAAACTTCTCCGCATCTTCCTTGGTGGGGAAGACCCGCCATGCACGGTCAGGCTTTTTGGCCTTGTACACAGCAAACGTAGGGTCTCGCCTCCACTGCTCTGCCGGACTACACTTACCTATGTCTCCGCCAAGAACAACACTGGCTTCGGCTTCGGAATGAACATGCAGACGGTCAAGCAGGTACTGCTCACGTTTTTCTTGCGACCACAGCTTCATTGGAAGCGTAACGATCATTGTCTTGGGGTAGTCCGGTTTGTTGGCAGCATCCCGGCGATTCCAATCGCGGATGAATGCAACGATATCAATGGCAACAACCTTCTTGCCTTTGACCTTTTCAACCAACCACGCATATAGATTGAGTTGATTCTCCCACTCGATCTTTTCATTCATAACCGCCCACGCACTGGTGGACTTGTAGTCACGAACGGTAACTGTCCCGTCAGGGTGCAACCTTTGACTGTCGATCTGACCGGAGATGTTCCAGCCATTCACCTTGTGGAAGATTCGCTCTTCGCTGATCAGGTGATCCATGCCCTCTGCGCCAGCTTCAAACATGGCGTGAAGCGCCGTACCCATCATCGATGGAATCAAGTCATGCACGTCTTGAGTCAGGTCGCTCCAGTGAATCTTAGTCAGCGCAGCTTTGCGCGGACTATCGATCAGGCGGCTGACAGTGATATCCGACTTGCCGGGGTTGTACGAGTTGCGTTTGCTGAAGGCAACGATCTCTTCCGGCAGGTCATGAATGTTTGTCGTTTGCATTTTGATTCCTCTTGTGAGAAGATCACTGTACCACATCAACGTAGATAACGCAACACAACATTACAGGATGACAATAGCATGGAAAAAGTAGATCACAGCGAGTACCTTGTAAGAATGTACAAATACCAGCAAGCCATCAGTGCGGCGGCTAACGCACGGCAGTGGTTAGAGGCCACGGAACTGACCTGCGAATTCGTGGGTAACCTGTGCGAAATGGTGAAGTGCTTTGCCAACAAACTGGAGCAAGAGCATGACGAACAGTCGCGCTAAGGGTGCTTCAGCAGAACGGGAAGTGTTTAAACTTATCGGGGATGTACTGGGATTCAAGGTGGAACGCAACCTGTCTCAGACCCGTGACGGTGGGTACGACTCAGTGGTGGGCGACTTCGCCCTTGAGGTCAAACGTCAGGAGGCACTGAGCATCAAGGCATGGTGGGAGCAAGCCACTCAGCAAGCTGGGCGCTGTGATCCCCCTAAGATGCCTATGCTGATCTACCGTCAGTCCCGCCAGCCGTGGCGGGTGGTTGTGTGGAACACAGACTACTTCGGAGTGTACGGCAAGATTCCCGCTGACCTTGTTCCCTGCATTATCGAACTGCCGTTCGAGGAGGGTTGCCGGATGCTGGAGCATTCCTTGATGATTTGCGACATGACGGATGCGCTGCTTGGTTTGGACAAAAGATCATGAGCTTGGAATGGTATGAATTTTCTCAGGCGGTCAACATCGCTAACGCTCGGTTTGTTGCCTCTCGTACCATGCAGATAGGCCACACCAAGTTTTCAGGTGAAAAAAGCTATCTTGATATTATACAACTCGACATCCTTGGAACTTGTGCTGAGATGGTGGTGGCCAAGAAGCTAGGGATTTACTACGACTCATCGGTGAACACCTTCCACAATAAGCCCGACCTAGACTGGAAGGAGGGCGTGGAAGTGCGTTCGACCCAAAGGGAGGACGGAAGGCTGATCGTCAGGGAGAATGACGCCAATGACCGCCTGTTCGTCCTTGTGGTGGGTAATCCGCCAGACCAGCGGATCGTGGGCGCTATCTTCGGCCGTGACGCCAAGAAGGCTGTTTACATCCATCGTGGCACAAACGGTAGAGCTGACTGCTGGATGGTTCCGCAAGACAAGCTGCTACCTTTGGAACACCCGTTTTTCAACGGGGCTTGACAGGGCAGCTTTTGCTGCCTTAGTATGTACTTGTCCGAAAGAAAAATCGGGCCGTGAGTGGAATCACGAAATGGTAAGGGCGAAGACCCACTACGCATGGGCTTCGGTAGCGTTGAGCGTCCCCTTCCGCTCGATTCCACCGCAGCCGATAGCCCAGCCGTAGTGGGTTTTTCTTTTGGGCCGATTCAGAAGTCTATCGGCCTGTAGCGGAAGTAGAGAAGATGGCTCCAGTGAAAACTGTCCAGATCGCACCCGCGAATACGTTCTGATCTGAATCGAATGCCGACAGAAGACTGACCAGCGGCAACCTGTGGCGTATATGCTTGGACAGGGGTCTCCTAGTGAAAGCCAAGCAGCACCTCTGATAACGCGAGAGTGCCGACCTAGCCCCACCTTATGGTGGGGTAGGGGGAGTATTGATTGGCGTACACCATCCTCCTCCGCTCAAGTGCCAAGTCAACGAACTAATAGTTGACACGTTGATTATCCTGTTGTACATTACAGATTGCGACAATAAGTCGCAAACAATATGGAGATCAATATGGAAGACATAGTCCTAAAACGCGCACTGTCAATACTGACCTCGATCAAAGCCAGCTACATCATTGAACACAACGGCTCTCGCTATAGCGAGGGCCATGTAGAAGGACGGCATGAGAAACGTGATGGCAGACTAACGGCATACGTCACTAAATACATTGAGAACTTGGAAGTTGGTCAATTTGTTTTTATCCCGCCGGGAGAGTGGACAACCAACCAAGTGCGTTCTGTATCCATAGCAAAAGCTGGCAAGTTATGGGGAGTAGGTTCTTCCACTACTAGCAATGTAAAAGAGGACGAAAAGATTATTGGCATTAAGTTCATGCGTCTCATCCCTGTTGACATTGAAACAGTTGCTGATGAGGAAGAGCATCAATAGATCAACGGGGGAAAGCGGATGCTGGTCTGAGGCTGCATCGAAGGCGCGTCAGGCCGGACGCAGCGAGTACCCCACCATTTTGGAGAGGTGATGAAAAGGGAATACGTACAAGGCTGGGTTGTTAAGAAGGAAACAACAAAGGATAGACGTAAGAAGGTTGAGTTGGTGTCTCGCGTGTACCACGTCAAGGAGTCAGCACAGCAATTGGTTGAGCTTTTGAACAAACAAGCGAAGCAAGGCGAAGCGTTTTTCCTTTCGGAAAAACATGGTGTTGATGACATTTAAATGAGGGGCGATATGAGACTAGCTGACCTGATCAACTATCTTTTTGCGTATGACGCACTAGCACCGGAACTGATTCCCGTAGAAAACTGTAAGCCAACCGATCCGAGGCGATATGACGAACGCCGCAAGGCTTGCATCAAGTATCTGAAGGAGCGGAATCTGTGGGTGCTGGATGGAAAGTTCACCCCGACGAAAGCCGCAAATACAGATATCACCGTAGTGTTTAACAGGGAACGCGCCAATCTTGGCAATCAACTGATTCAGGTGGCGAAATGAAAAAAACAATAGCATTGACTAGCGCAGTCCTAGCGGGATGTTCCTCGATGCCCGACCCGTGCGGTAAGCCAACATTCATCATCCCGACTATCACCAGCCTGATGATCACAGGGGCGGTCATGACTGGGTGCGCAAGTTTAAACGGGTCTCAAGCATTGACCGACCCAGTACCTGAGGCGTTGTCGAAGCTGTCGGTAGAAAAGGAAGTGCCGCCCCTGACCCGTCAGGAAGTTATTACTGGCATCAATGAATGCGAAGCCGCCGGTATGCGACCCATCGTCTTGAGCGCCAAGCGAAAGATTAACAACCAACTAATCCCCTCAGTGGTGGAGGTCACATGTCTTCCCAAGTTCAAGTAAACGACAGAACAGAATGGTTTACATCAAAACACAAGCCCGTGCGTCCCGGGGTGTATGAGTGCGTTATCGAATTGCTTGATTGTGATTTCACCGTTCTTGTTGGGTGGCATCCCTATCGTGGGTGGAACATCAAGTCACCCCGCATCAAAAAGTGGCGCGGCCTGACCGTAGAGGGATACATAAAGAGGGGGGTTGTATGAGACCCGCCGCTAAACTTGTGATTGATGCAATGCGTGTGCTGCGACATTTAAACAAAGAGGTCACCACGCACAACATCGCTGCAATACTTGGGATCAAGGCGCAGACCGTGGGCGCAAACTTACAGAAGATGTTGCGCGAAGGGTTGATCCGCAGACACGGCATGATTTTGCAATTCGATGGCAAGAATCGAGCGAAGAACATGCTGTGGCGTATTAACACGTTGTACGTACGCAAACTGGAGGCAGAGGCGAGTGCCGCAAACGACAAGAACCAAGAGGCCGATGGATCAACCGGCCCGATGCACGATGTGCAAGGTAGTCAAGCAACCAAGCGAGTACCACAAGACAAAGTACAGAACGCTCAACAGTTGGTGTAAGGAATGCGTGAAGGAAGATGCGCGTATGCGGCATCATTTAAACAAGGAGAAGACATGATATTTTTTGGCGGTTTGTTCATGATTGTTGTGTCGTTCGTTGTGTTCGTAATGTTCTGTGATCCGATCAATAGCAGCAAAGACCGGGGTACGTGGTTTGAGGATGCTTGTGCAGCCACGATGATGCTTGGGTTTGGTGTCTCTTTAATCGGTGCGTTGATTTGGATCGGAAAGGTGCTGGCATGAACGACATACCGGCATTCCCAAGACCGCATAGCGGGTCAACACAATACGCACAAGAAGGCATGACGCTGCGTGACTACTTTGCAGCCAAGGCACTGCAAGCAGCGAGTGATAGAGCAATCGGATTCACACGTAAAGATATTGCAGAGTGGAGCTATCTCATAGCAGACGAAATGATGAAAGCGAGGGAAAACCGTGAGTGATATTGAGGTGATGATTGCGTACCTGATGCTCAAGGTGAAGCAGCGTGACTGGCACGGCGTGGCCGATGCAGCGATGGATATCAGAGAGATGGAAGCGAGGAAGAAGAAAGATGCGTGAACAAGAATTGCAAAAGGTAATCGACGCATTAAAAGTATTTGTTGAAGACCGTGAAAAACAAATTACTTCTACTGCACCAACGAAAGTTTTTTATCACCCCGCTGCATTGGCAGCGGCTGGTCTTACTCATGAAGATGTTGTGAAGTTAGCGATGGGGAAAACAGATGCCTGATATCACAATGTGTCCCGGTGCTGGCTGCAACAAAAAAGATACGTGCTACCGCCACACGGCTACACCGAGACGACCGTATCAAGTACAGGTGCAACAAGCACCGGAGGATTGTGCGTACTACTGGCCAATTGACGGGCGGCGTGGTTTAAACGGAGAGTGGGAACAGGACGTGATCCGCGATCCAAACACAGGGATTGTTCTATGAGAGCCGCAGCGGTTGGATTCCTATTGCTTTGCTCTTCAGCCAATGCTGGATCGTTCTACAGTGGCAACAAGTTGTTGCAGCTATTGCAGAGCGACAACACGACCGAGAGGTCTGTGGCGATGGGTTATGTCGCTGGCGCTGTTGATATGGGCGATGGAGCCATGTTCTGCATCACAGCAGACACTGTGACGATTGGTCAAGTGCGAGACATCTTGAAAAACTATCTTGAGTCAACGCCAGCAATCAGGCACATGAATGCCGACAGCATCATCATTGAGTTGTTTAAAAAGCTGTGGCCATGCGCCAAACGTGGGACAGCATTGTGATCGCTAGATTTTGGAGAAAGAGACAGATCATGCAGTGGATACCGGAAGAGAAAGGTGTGATTGACAAGTCTGCGGCTAAACGGATTGCAACCCTGCTTGAGTGGCAACCGAAACGCGAATGGCAAAGCCTGACCGACGACGAGATCAAAGAAATCATTGGGTCATACGCAGGACCGATCAAAGGTTACACACGCGAACTGTTCGACAAGATAGATGCCAAGTTGAGGGAGAAAAACAGTGGATAAAGACGAAGCACTGAAGCTTGCATTGGAAGCATTGCAATGGAACTGGGGAGGAGAACCTTTGCCGACATTGGAACTAAAAGCAATCAATGCAATTAAAGAAGCCTTGGCACAGCCGGAGCAAGAGCCGGTGGCTTGGGCTGGTTTTAATGAACGCGGGGAGTGCAGGGAAATAGTTACACGGGATGTGAGAAAAACTATTCCATACTACCCAACAGAAGGAATGACGCCTCTCTACGCCATCCCACCGAGACGTGAATGGGTTGGGCTGACGGAGGAGGAATACAAAAACATTAGATACGGCTCTGATGAGAGCGGTGAACTCTACGTAAGCTACACATCATATGACGAGGGCGATGGGTATGAGGAGATCGAAATCTATGTAGACGATTTTGCCAAAGCCATTGAAGCCAAGTTGAGGGAGAAGAACACATGATCGTCAAGCTGATAAAGCCTGACCCAATACTGCTTGATGATCCGGTGCGTCCGGGCATCTGGCCGGAGGAGCGCGTCAGCTTCACGCGAGATGTGTGGGCGTTGATCGAGGACAAGCAAGTGGCGGCGATCCTGTGCGTAGCGCACATGAACAACATCCCTACAACTGAAGAAGAGCTGATGTGTAGATCAGATATTTTGGCTTGTGACAACGCCATCCTGTATTCGATTTGGTCGTACCGCAAAGGCGCGGGGAGCAAGCTAGTGCGTGAATACTTAGAGTGGGTTCGCATACCGGGTTCATCCAGCCAGCGCGTGATCACCATGAGTCCGAAGACGGAGATGGCAAGAAACTTCCACTACAAAAACGGAGCAAGACTACTTCAGACCAATGAGGAGACGGTGAACTATGAATACTAAACACAAGGAGAAGAACGATGAACCCACTACTTAAAGCACAACAAGCAGCCAAGCGGCCGGTGATCTATTGCGACCCGAACGATCTGCAAGGTTTCATATTCGGCGTGTACGAAACAATTACCGTGGGCAAGAAGTCAGAGACACGCACCTTTGCTCTGTACTCCGAAGCGCCTGAGATAGCGCAGAACCAGCTACTGATTGAACCCGCCCTGCTGGAAAAGCTGGGCTATGTGCCGAAGGAGAAGTGATGCAGTGGATTCCTGACAAGTATCGCAAGAATGAGATACGGCTGCGCTACACAGAACAGGCGTACAAGCGTGGCATACATACAGGGTTTGGGCTTGGCCTGTTCTGTGGTATCAGCCTGTACATGTTTTTCAACATAATTAAATTGGTACTGACATGAGACAAGAACTGCTGATTGGCTGCGGCATACGCCGCGACAAGCTGATGTATGACCAAAGCGATGTTGCGTTTAAACAATGGCAGGGATTGGTTACGCTCGACATCAACCGTGACCACAAGCCAGACGTAGCGCATGATCTGACCAGCCTACCGTATCCGTTCAGCGACAATGATTTTGATGAGATACATGCTTATGAAGTGCTGGAACATACGGGGTCACAGGGCGACTACAAGTTTTTTTTCGCCCAGTGGTCAGAGTTTTGGCGCATCATGAAACCGAACGGTTTGTTCTTTGCTACCGTTCCATCATGGAAGTCTGAGTGGGCATGGGGCGATCCATCGCATACCCGTGTAGTCCAAGGCGCAAGCCTGTCATTCTTATCTCAATCTGTTTACACGCGGGACGTGGGCCACACGCCGATGTCGGACTTTCGCTATCTGTACAAAGCCGACTTCGATATCGTTGGATTGGTTGAGAATGAGGACACCTGTCGGTTCGCCCTGAGAGCAATCAAGCCATCGAGGCTAACGTGAGGTTGACGGGGGACAAAGATTTAAACGTGCTTCTGAAAGAAGCTGCTAACAATGGGTGGGTGTTTACTGTGACACACAAACATATAAAAGCAAAGCATCCATCAGGAAAGACAGCTACAATATCGAAGACGCCTAGTGACCCAAGGACGTTGAAGAATGTACGTAGCTATTTAAAGGTGAACTAATGAGTGTAATCGATAAGGCGAAGGTGATCATTGATGGTGATCGTGAGGAGACGTACGGAAAAGCGGACGTCAATCTGAATCGTATTGCAGACCTATGGAACTCCTACACGCGAGGGCGGTTTGGTTCATCGCCCCAGTTTACGGCGCAAGACGTTTGTTGGATGATGGTGCTGCTCAAGGCCGCTCGGCAAATGAACGCCGACAAAGAGGACAACTTGGTCGATGCAATCGGGTACATCGCATTGATTGAAAAGATCGGGGGTGATCATGGTGACGGAGGATGATGTCATCGACCTTGTCCGAAGGCTGAGTGAGATTCATCAGCTACTGCTTGAGAACAACCTAAAAGAAGAGGCCGAAACGGTGAACGATGCTGGCATCGCCGTCATTGCGTTATCGGCTCTGTATCTGCGGGGCATGCAACCGCACATTCAATCGTCAATCATTCATTGAGGGAATTATGTACGCAGAACAATTAGGTTCGCGCAGCCATATGCGTGTCGCTTGCGGTGTATGCAGCGCAGAGCGTAACAAGAGTGACGAAGAATGCGTATCAGTAGACAGGAAGGGTGATTGGGTAGTTTGGCTATGCCATCACTGCGCTGACAAAGGTTCAGCGCCTATCAACGGGTTCAAGAAGATCGTGAAAGTACAGCGCCCATCGTTCGCGGTTGATGTAACCGGCGGCATCACAGCCGAGGCAACCGAGTATCTGAGCATTCGCGGGATTGGTGAGCAGACGGTCATCGACGCGAAGCTGTTCAGCGTTGACAGGGAATTCAGATCGGGGCGACAGCAAGGCATTGGTTTTCCTAACTTGCTTGAGGGCAAGGTGGTTGGGGTCAAGTACCGTGGTTTAAACAAAGACTTCAGTCAGGAGGCGAACAGTGCGCAAGTGCTATGGGGTCAACAGTTTGCCAAGCCGCCTGTGCTGGTCATTACCGAAGGTGAGATCGACGCCCTGTCGTGTGTCGAGGCGGGAATATCAGCGGTCAGTGTCCCAAGCGGAGCGCCTCTTCGAGTCAGCGATGGAAAGATTGATCCAAGCGAAGATCGCAAATTTTCCTTTGTGTGGGATGCTAAGACGCTACTTGACTCTATGACCAAGATTGTCCTTGCCGTGGACAATGACGCGCCGGGACAGGCACTGCAAGAGGAACTAGCAAGGCGGATCGGCAAGGGCAAGTGCTTCATGGTGACCTACCCTGAGGACTGCAAAGATTTAAACGATGTGCTGGTCAAGCAGGGCAAGGATGGAGTCAGGGCGGTCATCGATGCGGCAGAGCCGTATCCAATCAACGGCCTGTTCGATGCGTCAACCTACTTCGATGCGGTGGACGAGAAGTACACCAACGGCAACGGCAAGGGGCAAAGCACCGGCTACACCAACGTGGATGCCATGTACACCGTAGCACCGGGGCAACTGTCGGTGGTGACCGGCTTCCCGTCGTCAGGCAAGTCCAACTTCGTGGATCAGATTTGTGTAAACCTTGCGCGGGAGAAGGATTGGCGCTTCATGATGGCGTCGTTTGAGAACCCGCCCGAAGACCACATCATCAAGCTGGCCGAGATTTTCCTCAAGAAGCCGTTCTATGACGGCCCGACTACGCGCATGACCGAGGACGAACTGAAGGTTGCCAAGGACTGGGTCAAGGATCACTTCCTGTTCTTGGACGTGAGCAATGGGGGCACAGAATTAAACTCTATTCTTGCGAGGGCGCAAGCTGCTGTGGGGCGAATCGGCATTCGCGGGATGGTCATTGACCCGTACAACTACATCGAACTAGAGAGAACTGGTACGGAAACGGTGGACATCAGCAACATGCTGACCCGTGTAAACGCATTTGCCAAAGCAAATGACGTCCACGTTTGGTTTGTTGCGCACCCAGCCAAGATGCAGCGGGAAGGGAATGAGTTGCCTATCCCTGACGGCATGAGCATCGCGGGATCGATGGCGTGGTGGGCGAAGGCTGACGTGGGTATCACGGTGCATCGCCAAGAGGATGACGTGTTGATCAAGGTATGGAAGTGTCGCTGGCGCTGGATCGGGAAGCTGGGCAAGACTACCCTGCTGTATGACGTTCCATCGGGGACGTACAATCAGATGCCGTTCTGATCTCGCCGAACTAAATTCTTGCCATGTAGCTCATTGCTTGAGCTACCCCAATTGAGGTGTTTAAACAATGCCATACGTCAACAAGCCGAGGCCGTACAAAAAGGAATACGCGCAGCAGGTAGAGCGGGGGGAGGCCGATCCGAGGAAGAAGCGGAGAGCGGCGCGGGATGCCTACGACAAAGCTGGCATCGACCGGACGGGGAAAGATATCGACCACAAAGTGCCGCTATCGAAAGGCGGCAGTGCGGGTAAGGGTAACCTCCGGCTCAGGTCACCCAGTGCAAACAGATCATTCAGCCGGAATTCAGATCACACGGTCAAAAAGAATACGCCCAAGACCGCATAGCGTGGCCATAGCGCCACGATCAGGGGGCAGGTAGTACCGGAGTGCTACCCGCCTCCCGTTAGCGCCTCTATGGCGATTTTTTATCTGCGTCTACCTCTTGGGAACCGTGGATATCGCCTAGCCAT